TATATGGTTGCAATTGAGCTAGAAGAATTTTCAGTCAGCAAGCCATTGCATATTTGCGTTATGGTTATGTCAAAAGAACTAGGCTTGTAGACAAAAAATGACAATATGCCATTAACTAGACCTAGCATAAAGTATCTTTTTTTTGCCGCGCCAATGCTCATAATCGCATCTTGTGCCTTAGCAATGGCGTTGTTTTTATCGCACATACAATTATCAGTTTCCCCATCAATAGATTTGAGTGTCAATCTAGCTGTGAGGCTGCTATGGACATCGCTATGCCCTGTTATGTCAATTGTGTATCCGCTATCTGTAGAATAGCTGAAAACGCTTGCGTCATCGATTTCGCACCTATAGCCGTCAACAGTAAAGCTAGAGACATCAATTGAGCCATAGTAATGATTGTCATCATGACATATGTAGTCTATCCTAGTTGCAGCGGAACTATAAAACTTTGAGCTTAAGTTCGTGGTTGTGTATTCGACCGTTATCTTGCTCATTTCTAGATTGACCTTTTCAGTAATGCTCTTACCTTCTGAATCTGTCAGAGTCAAATAGTATTGCTGGTTACTAAGCTCTGCGTCTATGCTTTTCTTATCGCCCATCTGATAGTGTATTTTACCGTCTTGGTTGGCAACTGGCGTATTACCATCTTCAAGGTATCCTCCAATTACGAATCTTTCAGTGTCCATACCTTCTTCTCTGATAACAACCATATCATTTTCATTACGCAGCTCATATGAGAATGGTTTCCTAATATCGTCTGAGAAAACCATAATGTAGGCAAGCCCATCAATGCTGTTGCTATAGCTAGCTAGGCAATATGACTTAGGCCGAGTAGTCAAAGAAATTGTGAATGGTGCTACAGTATTGTTAAAGCAATCAGCATTGAACATTTCGTTAAACTTGTCTATTGCAGTATTTCCTTTTTTTACTCCGAAATAGAAATAGTATGAATTGTTATATAGCGGCATGTAAAAAGCATCGCTGTTTTCTTTAGTACGATAGAAATGCCTTATCTTGCGCTCGCTATTTCTCATTCTAGTTCCTCCGCTTTCAGCACCTAGCCTAAACGTGATATATGATTCATCTTTCATATCAGACAGTGCTTGGCCAAATCCATTCCTATACCTATCCATGAATATTTGTTGTCTACCATCAAAATCAACTGGATATATATATTTAAATTTAGGCACAAAATAATTTGTGTTGGAGTCAAGCACTTGAGTGGTACAAGCTGACACAGACGCTTGGTATGGTTGCGGTATGAAACCTATATGGTTCAATGTCGCAAACATAGCCCTGTTTTCCATATCATCCAATTCAAGTTTGGTAATGAAACCGTCAGTTTTAATCTCACCCTCCTTGCTCATTCCATCACGCGAATACCTCATTACATATGTTGTGTCTAGCGTAACGCCAAGTTCGCTTAAACGTTCAACATTTATGCAAGACTTGGCTTTTGTGTTGACATAGGCACACGCCAAATCCATGAATAATCCCCCCTTATACATTGGCGATTCTTTACTAGAAACGTCTTTACGTCCCCAGTCCATGCCAGTAACGACAGTAGTTCCACCATCTTCGCTATCTGTTACCTCTGTTTGCTCGTCACTAGACTCTATTTCTTCGCTGTTTGCCTCTTCTATTGTTGCAATTGCTGGCACATTTGCAGTTGTGGATGGTAAACACTTAAAAAACTGAGGTATGCCATAAATGTTATTCTCGGCCAAATTACCTAGCAAAATTAAATCAGTCGCATATAATCTGACGGCATGGAAGCCTTTTGGCCTTTCTGACAATGCTTGTTTGGGATTTCTATTGTCGCTAGTGGCTTGCAATGCTGCATAATAATAGACCTCCAAATTGTCCTTATTCGTGAATGGGCGTATAATGCCTCTCATATATCTAACCCATTTTGACCTATTCTTATGCCATTTTTCCTCCCTTTCACTAGCTCCTTTCTTGTAAACATCAAACGATACATTATCATATGGTATTTCGCAAGTAGTATAGGTTTTAAGCCTAGTGTATGTGTCGTTCTCACAAGAACAGAATTCATTTTTTGCTCTTCTTTTAATCAAGCCAAAAAGGAAAGTTCTTTTCTTTCTTTTCCTCCAATACCAGAGAGGCATATAAAGGCATCCGTTAATCCAATCTTGATAAAAATCTAGTTTGACTATTTTGTACTCTTTTGCTAAGTTCCTCTGAACCCTATCTTCATAGGATGGTGAACTAGTTCTTTTCTCGCATCCTTCTCCAAATTCTTCAGGACATTTTTTGGGGAACCCGTTACACCAACATCCTGGGTAATAAACCGTGTTACCTTCTTCTAAACCAGCAGACATATATAGACAGCTTAACCCCTCCAAAACATCTTCAAGAGAAGGTACTAACCTTCTGATAAATGGTAACCTCCTAAGTAATTTTAATATTTTATTAATAATATTAATAATTGAATATACTACGCATAATATCAAATTAATTAATGTGACTATTTTCAATAATATTTCCATCAATATACAAGTCATCATATATGTGAATGGAATATCTATCCTAAGCTTATTGAATGGTATTGGGTTCAAATCTCCAGCCAAGTTAGCACCTTTCAATGCACTATAGTTTTTTGAAATGGGTCTATGCGCTATTTGTATTTTTGGTATATAATTCTTAACGCTATATACGTTATTCCAATAGAGGTCACGAAAACAGTTGTCTGGCGTAGCAGAACCGAAATTATACATCCTCTCTATTTCAGAGCCATTAACGTCTATTGTCGGGATTGTGCTATCTTCGCTGAAAATCGGGTTCATTGGCACTAGATACTTTGCAGTATGCCTCGAAAACCCTTCATCATTAGTTTCGTTCTTGCTGATTCTGAATCTAACTTGTGCCCTAGTCGGGATTCCCTTGCTAGGATTATCAGTAGGTACGATGTTACCATATTCATCTGTGCCAATAAAATCTAAGTTCATTGGTATTTGGTAGCACCATACGCCATTTTCGTCTATCAGCTGATTACCTTGCACTTGGTATTCTTCAACCAATCCATCTGTAGTTTTACGTATCATTTCAATTGTCCCGCTACCCCCTACAAGTTGGTCATTCATACCATTATTCACGTCTGGTTCACATTTATGTCCTATTGCATGTCCTTCGTTGTCAGATACTATTGAGCCTATAAAAACGCAAGTGGGTTCGAATTTATATTCTATTTGAATGTCAGCACGAGTCAATGAAGCAATGCCATTGTCGGCATCGCCCCAGAAAGGATTGACAAAAACGCCTCTATTTTGAGAGAATATTTGGGCAAGATTATCTAAATTTGTGCTTTCTTTAAATTGGCTTGGGCTATCGAACATAGATAGGTTGTAGCCCTTATATTCAAAGTCGCGTGGCTTTTGTGAAAGAACCCCAATATCAGACAAATCAATGTCAACGTGAAGAGTGGTGTTGCCAGTAGGCACACCAAATATCATATAATCACCAGCACTATTAGTAACGGTTGTAAATCTATAGTATCTATCATATATCTCAAGTTGCATGTCATCATCAAGCATAAGCCTTTTGTTTGGAAACGTACCTACAACCCTATAGCAATCATCCTCACTATAATCTGGCAATATATTGTATCTTCTCCCTTCTTTATCTCTTGTCGTAACCTCACTATATGGGTATAATGCCTCAATATCCGTTGAATCGTTTGTGTCTCTCTCAACAAAGACAGAAAGCTTTGCATTTGGGATTCCAAAAGCATCATTAGCAAGAACTCTTCCAATTATGACTCCATAGTTGGAAGAGTGCAGCCTATATGCATCCTTTTGCCTAAGCCTCAACGACAAGACTTCTAAAAAATCAAAGTCTTGCGTCATATTCACTTGCAGCAAGGTGTCTTTTGCTATGTTTGTGTGTATTCTGTAACTTTTCTCCATAATTTATTCTTTAATATATTTTCCTAAAAACTTAGGCAGAACTATTGCTGTATCCCCTTTAAACGCAATTCTATATATCACAACCACAATCATTATTGGGGTGGCAACTAATATCATCGCCATTAAAAAGATGAAAATAAGAATTTTTAGCATAAACCTTCTCACTTTTCCTAAAATGGTTTCAGTTTGTCTAACCCCGTATTTCTTTTCTAAATCAATTTTTCTTTTACAATTACAAGCCATAACATTTTAGTTTTATTTTAATTTGCAGCGTACTTGTATATCAAATGATGGATATTTGATTTCAAAGCAACTATTATAGTCCCCATACAACACTTTATCTACAGCCATTAAATCAATTTGTCTTATTTGAGAACCAGTTGGCTCATCAAACGGCTGCGACATTGAAAAGCTGCAAGAGCTACCTTCCATTATCTCTGGTAGAGGGCATTTATCTGGAGAGTAGCCGCCATTCAAAATCTTATAAACCCTCAAATCAATCAAACTCACAACGCCATCAAGCAAAGTTATTTCTTTTTCTAAGTCACCAATGAATATATCGTCACCCATTTCGTGTTTATTTACGTCAAAATAGTCTTTAGTTGCATTTATGATGTTTGTGATGACATTGGCTGGATTGTAGTTCTTGTCTATAAACACATCAATCCCCAAGCCAATGTTATATATCCTACCGCTTTTAATCTCTATGTAATCGTTTATTTGTTTATAATTTGACATATATTCAATGACATTCTCAACAAGAGTCTGAGGAAGTGCCGAATCAAGCTGCCCTAACGCATTTATTCCCAAGAAATCCATTTCTATCTTATTATTTGCTTCAATAACAGTATTCTTGAATGGAGCACCATATTTAGGTGGCATTTGCATTAATTTAACTCTATAGTCTTTAACTGTAACAGCACGATTCTGAGCACCCATATTATATTTCATAAGTGCCTTTATTTCTTCGGTAGAAGGCTCATCTTTACCAGCAACTGCTGTACTTAAATTGGTTACAGCAAATGATGTGATTACCCTTCCTCTAAGAGAACCATCTGTGTTTCTAGTATTTTTACCCCAATCAATGTTTGCAAGGGTTATTTTATTAATAGCACCAGGGCCTAGGTTTGTCGATACACCACCCCCAACCCTATAAAGAATATACATAGTCCAGCCTTCTTTTGGCAGAATACCTAACATATTATTGTTCAACTGCATAGATGCTGCATAATCAGCATATGTAGTGCTGCTACTTGGTAGTTCATCATATCCGTTCCCAGCCCCAAATATGATTTTCATATAACCGTTATCAGTAAACTCTGTAATGAATTTTTGCGTTAATGGTTTCCATTTTCCGCGATAATATCTAGTGGTTCTAGCAGTAATCGTTTCGCCACTACCGTCTTTTTTTACAATCTCTTCTGTGTAATCATCATACAAATGTGGCTCATACATATCTCTAATTACATAATTATCTATATTGGCTTCACTTCCAAACCTATATTGGTCAGCTAGTGAATCACATTCAAAAAAACGATATGTCATTACAGCTTGGTCAGATATTCTATATTGTTCTTCATCAATATAGTACTCATATATATCTGGATTAGTGTTAAAGTCAGAGGTCTCTTTGAATATTATAGAATCGATACTCATTATATTAGGCTCTGGCAATACAATCTCCATAAATGGTTTTAAATCAGAAGGATATATGACTTTTTTATAAATCTTTGTAATTCCATTTATCACTATCGTTGATTTTGAAACATTATACCCTGTAATATTACCATTACCGTCTCTAGCAGGCGTTATTTTTCTATTTGGGAAACCGTCCTTATTAAATTGCTCAGCAAAATTAACATCTTCTGTAAGCTGATAGTTATAATCCCCAGCAGAAACAATGCTCGTACTTTGTAGAATGGGAGCATAATTCCAATCTGGAAGATGTATGTTCGTTGAATCAGTAGGTAAAACACAACTGACCTCAACTTCACACATTGAAGCCTTACGTCCTGGAATTTTTAATCCATTGGCTCTAGCTTGGTTTAAAACACTGCTTCTAAGGTTAGCACTGTCAATATTGGTCTCTTGATACATCCTATCCGTATGATAACTAAGACTATCGCCAACGTCGGATACAAGGTCAATAAACCATGCCCCAATACTAGAATCATTGAAATCATCCGCTAATTCTGGATAATATTGGTTTGAAAATTTTATTAACTCACTTTTAATTGACTCGAAATCACGAGCCAAATAATTAATTTTTTTGGTACTCATATGTCAAACTTGAACTACTACGCTATCATTAGTTACCTTATTACCCTCAGAAACGCTATAATCCAATCTTACGTATATTTCTGATTCGTCTTGCTCGTTTTTAACAATCTGTATGTTATTAATGTTGATGTTACTTGCCCATCTTTTAACAGATTCACTAACCTCATTTTTCACTGCCTCCCAAGTGGTTTGGTCATTAGGCTCAAATATGAACTTAATAAGGTCAGTTCCAAACTCTGGATTTCTAATTCTCTGTCCTTTGGGGGTAAAAACTATATGCATCAACTGACTTCTAACCTTATCTTTAACAGATTCGTTTACATCCAAATAAAATTTTTGAAACCCATCAGATGTAAACGGGTATTTAATACCCATATATTGTCTCTTCGCCATATTAAAATTATTTCTCTATAAGTATTTTAAAACATAATTTTTTATGGAAATATATAAATAAAAAATGCGAGAGTTTTACTACTCTCGCATCGGTATAAAAAACTTTATTTTAATTATTTTTCAAAAAAATTATGTAAATTATCTTCCAATGTGTCAACAAAATGGTCATACAGATTAAACAATTCGTCAAAAACACTTTCAAGAACGTGATTAACTTCCTCCACTTCATTTTTGCAAGTGTCATCTATTTTGTCACTAAACGCACACTCTTCGCAAGCAAACTTATCACCATCGCCATAATATCCGCTAACAACATGGTTATTAACAAGATGGGTAAATTTAAGATGATTCCTATCATTGAAATCAACCCATCCAGTAAATTCAGCAGTTAAAGGCTGATTGTGATAATTTATATCTAGGTTAATATTTTTACGGATGAAGAAAGCCTTGACTCTTCCATCCTTATAAAGTATTTTATACCACATTTTAAAAGCCCCCTCTGAATAGCACAAACAATGGCTAAACTTAAATGCAGCACCATTTTTCCACATAATATCGTTTAATTCATAAAGAACATTTGGGCTAAACGGACATATCACAATATATTCATTTGTTTCAATATCAATATACTGCTTGCCAAACTTAAATTTCTTTTTGGTTTCCTCCCAACAATTTTCAACTGTCTTATTGCACATATTAATTGGTTTTTGTTGATGCAAATATACGAAAAAAAATTGAGGTGGCAAAATAATTTAATTCAAATTTAACTTTTTTTAAATAAAAGACTTATATTTATTATAAATAAAATGTATAGACATGAAAGTAAACATAACAAACGAACAATACAAAAATCTTATAATACTCGAAACTGCAAGGATACAGCCTTATAAAGGAACAGTTAAAGGGCAAAAAGATTATAGTGACGAAGCTTATGCTGAAAGGGTTGGACTCGATAAGAATGTGCATGACTCATTAAAAGCAATGAAAAAAAAGTTTCCAAAAGCAAATATTAAAGTTGGAAAAAACCCAGATTATTTTGATTATAGCGTAAAACATAAAGAATACGATTCTCCACTTAAACAAGGGCAAAAAGAAATAGATGATTTACAAAAAAAGTTAACACAAAAACAAAGAGAAAAAACACATACAGATAGATACAACCTCGATACTCTAGGCTACCACAACATTAACCCTAACGATAAAAATGATGTGGATGCTGTCAACTACAATAACATACTTAGGTCTGTTAAAAATTCAAAAACAAGCAACATAAAAAATACACAGTTAGGAGAAGTAGATAACTCTGTTAGAGGAAAAGTATTTTCTTATGGCAATAAGAAATTGCCAGCTAGTACAATGATTTTTAATCTTACAACAGCAAAAAACTGCCCGTCTAAATTATGTAAAGTTGCAGAATTCTGCTACGCCAAAAAAGGAGAGAACAGATTTATCGAAGTGTTTTTGAGGAATTTAAGAAATAAAATAATGCTTGACAATATATCTCTTAAAGATTTTTTGAAACTTTTGGAACTATATATAGAATATGCCCCAATGAAAATAAAAAACATAAGATTATCTGAAGAAGGTGATTTTATGAATTTTAAACAAGTCAAAATTGCAAATGATATAGCTGGACACATCAAAGCTAAATATGGTATTACCACAACAATCTATACAGCAAAACCATATGATTTTGGGTCATTTAAAAATTTGATAGTGAATGCTTCTCTGCCACAAATAAAAAATCCTACAAGATACTTTTTTGCAAGAAAAGAAAAAGACTTAAAAAAACTTGGGGTTAATCTTAATGGAAATGGCATACAATATAATGATAAAGTGGGGCATTATTTTGTATGCCCTTGTGAATGTAGGTTATGCGGTTTCTGTTATAGAACTAAAGAGGAAAATGGAGAACCAGAAACACCTATTACCGTTTTTGAAAAACTAAGATAAAAAAGGCTAAGATTTCTCTTAGCCTTTATTCATCGTCATCATCTGACTTTTCCCTAAAACAAATTCCTCTTTTCTCGCCAAATGGAATGTGCTCAATCAAAACGGACTTGTCAAATCCGCAATAACCTTTAATGTGCTTATACACATCATAAATGTCATCATCATCAGTCCCTTCCTTATATTTGATGTGAATTTCATATGTCGGAGAAAAAAATTCAGTCTTCCTATATGTAGCCTTTAATCTCCTTGAATACCTCAAATTCAAGATAAAACAAATTAAACAAGCAACATACTTATTGACATCATATTTAAGCCACTCCCTAAGTGGATGCTCAACCCTATAAAACCACCATTGGCTAAACAGCCACTTCAGCACGCCACTATTGTAACAGCCATGATAATAAAACTTAATCTTACCACCAACATTGGAATTATAAATCACATCAACCTTATCATAGATTAAATCCCATACAAGGTCTTCAATCTTCTGCAAAAGGTCTTCATCACTAATATCATTTGAAACCTCAACCTTTTCAGATAACTTGGTTGCAGTCGGCTTGAACTTGTCAATGTAATCCTCGTGCTCACCAAATAAACTCAAACGAGTCTTATTATCGCCAATGTCAACAATCCATAAACCAAATAGCCAACGCTTGCAGCCCTTAATTCTAAAATGAACCACAGAATGTTCACCAAGGTTGAATAAATAATACGTATCACCAACCTTAATGTCAAGAATCTCATAATGATACTCATTAAATGACTTGATTACATTCTCCCAAATCTCTTTATTCGATAACATTTATTTCCAATATTTTAAAAACTCTTTTTTAAGAACATCTTCACAAGCATATGTAATAGCCTCTTCAATAATGTGAAATTTAATATCACTTTCAAGTTTATACAACATTGAAATTCGTCCAAAATCACTGTACAGATTAACATCGGCAAAATCCATTAGGACAGTAAATTTTTCTCTTGTTTTTAGGAACTTAGCCCTAAAATGGACTGTAGGGTACGCCAAATGTTCTAAATCATGAATAACAAT